TTACATCAGACTGCGCTTGCAATCGATGGCCGTACTTCGGCAGGTTGTTTGAGCCAGATAGATGTGACCCTTAAGTATGTTAAGAATCAAGTCTTCTAGTCAGGAGTGTCACCTTGGGCTTTCCCTGGGTTCTGTTGGAGTTCTTTAGTTACAACTATTTTAGAACCTCTTTCAGGCTTATATCGCACTTTATTAATATGGCTCAATCCCTTAAAAGTACTCTGATGAGACCTGGGACGAAAACCTGATGGTTAAGTACAATGTTTGAACTACTTTTTGTAGCATGGGCATCAATAACATTAGTTGTTTCACATTTATCACCAGCTATTAAGCCTGTTGACACTATGCCAGGGTCTGATCTTATTGTTGAAGATTACCCTATTTCTACTTTTCTTATTGATTGTTGGTTGTTCATGAATCAACCAGCAGTTTGGTTAAGAACAAAAATGTTTTTATCCACATCCCTGCTCATAATACCTTTCATATTTATTACTTTGTTTTTATTTAATCTTGTTCCCATCATTTTATCTGGGGTCCTGATTTGGACTTTTGGGGTTGTACCACTGATAACTTTCGGTTGGACTGTTATAGTTGCATGTTGTGCTTCTATTTCTTTTCTTTCTGTTTATAGTCATCTTTTGTTTGGGAGAATCCTGACAATATTCTTTGAAGAAACGGTCAGGGTTAGGCCTGAGACAATTGATGTCATGAGGAAATATAATTCATCATTTACTCTTAAAATAAGTGAATCATATAAATTTATTGATCCGCCTATTGTTTTTATTAGGAAAAGAGGGTTGAATAAGGCTGATTTGTTAAAAGACCCAAAAGATGAAGAAATGCCCTTGATTTTGGCAGCACAATTTGTACTCTTGTACTGTCCTGTACCTAGACAAGGTCTTTCATCTTTTGCTTTATCAATTTTCACCTTATTGGTTATATTAAACACATTTTTCTTTAAATTAATAAAAGCTGCTGTTTTAAGGCTCAAATATATTAGTTTAATGTTATTGTGTTGCCTTATGGTTGCGATCTTTGGTTCTCCAGCTACTGTCCAATTTTGGTTGGACCTTGCTTGGGATGTTTTAACATTTTTGTTATTTGGGGTAACGTCCCTGTTTACTAATTTTAAACAGTTTCGTTATTTATTGAGGCTTTTATTCTTATTTATTTATCTTAGGCTTAATAAAATTCTTCTGCAGGTCACTCTTAATGTTGATGGCCATGCAGGCCCTGTTAGGGGTTTTGATACAAAAGAAGAAAAATTTGCTCAGATTTGGAATGCAGGCGTGGCCCGTCTGCAAACTTTTGTTGATACTGTCTCTCTACCAAATTTCATCAGGACTTTACCTGAGAGGTTTGATATTGAGGCCATCAATGAAAGTCAAAGGATTTTGCATGACCTTGGTTGGCCTGACTCTGACCCTGTTGTTTCAGGTCCAGAAACCAAGACAATGAACTGGGAACAGTACAAGCATGCTTATATGGGGACAGTTCCTTCTATTAAACAAGGAATTCATAGAGTGGAGTATGAGATCAAAACAGATACGGAGGCTTTATCAGCACTTGGACCTGCTTGGATTAGGTCAGAGTCTTATGCTACGGTTGAAAATGAACTAGCATCATTGGCTAGGTATTTCGAGGAACCGACACGGAAAGATTTTGATCTTCCAATTGATGAAATTTGGTTACTTGTGCATTCAATTTTCGAAAATTCAAGACTTACTTCATATAGGGAGATCTTGCGCCATTGGAACAAGAAATATGGCCTTGGTCCTTTTTGGAGAAAAACCAAATCTAAGAAATGGAGAAAAATGTCTAGGAATGATTTCATCAAAGCCCTTGGGGGTTTTGAAAACCTACTTAAGTTGTGGGTTGAAACATTAAAACATGCTCCAGGTCTTGTTCCTGTTGCCCCTGTTTCCGTTAAGGGGGAAGCCTTACCAGAAAAGAAATTTTTGGCCGATAAATTGAGGACAGTTATTGGGTCTCCGATTGTGCATTATATAATGTCAACAGTTTGGAATTACTTTCCAAACCATAACTTTAGGTATTGGTCAACTTCAATCAAGGTTGGGATGCCATTAAATGGTGCCAATCTTAGTCAGTTGGTCACTGAGCATTTAGCTTTTGATAAGCATTTTGCTGGTGACTTCACTGCTTTTGATTCAACAGTGACTGAGCCTATGGTTAAGATCATAAAGAAAGTCAGAAAAAAG